CTGCTGACGGGAGGCCTGCTTGCGTCAATGCATGCTGCCGCCGATGATTCCGTTTTTACTGTCATGGATGACCCTTCCAGCGCGAAAAAACCCTTTGAAGGTAACCTGAACGCGGGATATCTCGCCCAGTCAGGCAACACAAAAAGTTCTTCTTTAACCGCAGACACCACCATGACCTGGTACGGTGAAACCACGGCGTGGTCTCTGTGGGGAAATGCCAGCAATACCTCCTCAAATGATGAGCGTTCATCAGAGAAATATGCCGTAGGTGGTCGTAGTCGTTACAACATGACCGACTATGACTATCTCTTTGGGCAGGCAAGTTGGTTGACCGACCGTTACAACGGCTATCGCGAGCGTGACGTGCTGACCGCCGGTTATGGTCGTCAGTTCCTTAACGGGCCAGTACATAGCTTCCGTTTTGAATTCGGTCCTGGCGTGCGCTATGACGAGCATACGGATGGCACCACCGAAACACAGCCGCTGGGCTATGCGTCCGGGGCCTATGCGTGGCAGATGACGGACAATACTAAATTTACGCAAGGCGTGTCGGTATTCGGTGCGGACGATACAACGCTCAACTCTGAAACGGCCTTGAACGTTGCCATCAACGAACACTTTGGGTTAAAGGTGGCTTACAACGTCACCTGGAACTCTGAACCACCGGCAACAGCGCCGGAACATACCGATCGTCGTACTACTGTTTCACTCGGCTACCGGATGTAATGACAAACCGGGTCAAATAATTGGCCCGGCTTTTATCTATTAAAGTTAAGGTTATTTAATAGATAATCTGTGTTTTATTTTTAGTACTTATCAATAACGCGCTATTTTTCAGACGAATTCGATTTAATTGATAAATAAACGAAACCGGAATAGCGGATGAGCGTCATTTAACCCCAGATCATCGCTGCCCAACGTAGCATTAGCATTGCCGCACAAATAACGAGCAGGATCACAACCATCTTCCAGTGTTTCTTTGCAAAGCGATTTGTTGGCATTGTTCTTTTCCTGCTCAGATTAGATGACTTTCTGCAAGTGTAACAAAGACGTCAGGGTGTCAGTGAATTGATTTACATCATAGAGCGTGCGTTGATTGTTGCTTTGATCGGCTCGAAATGCCGTGTACACTGTGAAACGGTGTTATCAAAAAGCGGGTGTAGGTCCAGTGTAGCCATTGAGGCAATCAGTGACATATTTCGCAGAGTGAAGCGGGAATCAGCCCACACCTTTTTGATAATTTTAAATATTGAATCTTTGTATGTGATCTTACGTGTAAGTACCATCCAGAATTTCACCTCATTCCTGTCTGTTCCTACCTGTTTCATCAATTCCGCATCACACCTAACTTTCTTCAATTTACCCGTTTCAATTTATTTCATCTTGTCCGCGTTCGTGTCGTAGAATCTGTGTACCAAATCGTGTACCAATTCCGATAAAGCTGAACAGGGACAAGCATGCCTCTCAACGATACCAAGCTCAGGCGTATAGCTGGTAAGCCATATGATGGACCAGAGGAAATAGCAGATGGTGGTGGACTTTCTGCCAGGATCAGCCCAAAGGGACTTATCACCTTTCAGTACCGATATCGCTTCAACGGGAAACCGGCCAGACTAAAACTTGGCACCTACGGCAAGATGTCGATTAAAGAAGCCCGTGACGCTATGGAGGAATGCAAGGGATGGCTGGAAGAGGGACGCGACCCGGCAATGCAGAGGAAGAAAGCCAGGGACATCGTATCCAACTCGCCGAGCATCAGCACTCTCGTTGATGAGTGGCTGGAAACACCATCAGTGAAAGAGATGGTGAAGTATGAATACTGGAAGCGGATGCTGAAGCTTCACGTTACCGACAATTACGGACGACTGATAGCAGATGAGATGAGCCCCGTTGAGTGGGAGCAGATATTCCTGCGCATAACGAAAGGTGGTTCGCCGGTTCAGGCAGGTAACGTTCTGGTGAAGATGAAGCAGGTGATCCGCTATGCGCTGCGCCGAAAACGTATAACTTCAAATTCGCTAATGTTACTCGAAATTAATGATGTCGGTAGCCGCCCGGATGATGGGGAAAGATTCTTGAATGACGAAGAGATCGGCGCGTTCTGGAATGCCATCGATAAAACCAAGATGTCATGGCAAAACAAAATTCTGATCCGCCTTGTGGCGCTTACCGGTTGCCGCGGTGTTGAGATAAGGCTGGCAAGGAAGGGTGACTTTGACCTGAAGGCGAGGGAGTGGGTTATACCGAAAGAGAACTCGAAAACGCGCAAACGCTTTGTGCGTGGTATTTCTCAGCTGGCGGCCGATTATCTGCAGAAGGTTTTTGATGTGTACCCCGATCAGTCAATCGTGTTTCCACCGGCTAAGCTGCAGGTGGACAGGCCTATGTCAGCCAGTACATTGATTTCCATCGCGGGGCAGGTGGAAGAGGTCATGGGTGGGGAGCACTGGTCTCTGCACGACCTGCGCAGAACGTGCAAAACAAAGATGGCAGAGCTTGGCGTTGCACCTCACGTATCAGAGAAGATACTCGGGCATAAGCTAACGGGGATGCTGGCTGTTTATGACCAGTATGATTACATCCCCGAGCAGCAGGCGGCAGCGGAATTGTGGGCTGAGAAGATTCAGGCGTGTGCGTCCAGTAACCCCTTATCTTTGCAGAACTGAATAACCTCTCCGTAGCGGAAGAGAGCGCCACCTTTCGGAGGGTGGATTTCTTCCACTTCCTGCGGGAATGGTGTGCCGGATTCTTCCCACTGTTTGCGCTTACGATAAAACGTGGTTCTGGAGATACCACCAAGCATCTCCTGAACGCGCTCACGGTTAACCAGAACCGGTTGAATGCTGATTGTTGTTTGCATGCTTTTCTCCAGGCAAAAAGAAGCCCGGCGAACCGGGCAAATGGGGGATAACGTGGCAGTGCTTTCGTACCCAATAGCCAGCTCATAACTGGCTATCAGTTGCGTCAATGCAATAAGCCAAGTTCGTAGTTGAGGTTCTCAAGGCATTCTCTGTCCTGCTCGAAGAAATAATCCCACAACTCTTGATCGTGCCATTCACGGACCAGTTGCCACTTCCAGCCGCCATCGTGCTTCACTCGGCGGACCTTGCGCTTAACGACGGCGTCCTGATCGAAAATAACACCCCAACCAGAGCCAATGCCGTTGCGAAGCACATCCAGATCCACCTCGATAACGCGAAACAGCTTCGGTAGTTTCGGCAATTCTTCAATGCGCATAATCCCTCCTCATGCTGCACGCTGGGCACGCAGCGTTAAATTACTTCCGCCAGGCGAAGCTAATCGGCTCCGGCGTAATCCACAGATGGCGCATGTTCGCCACGTTCACCACATCAGAATCCCGCGGGTAAATCTCCACGGCATCACGATCGCCATAGCCCACGGATGACTTTATCTCCTGCAACGCATCCCAGCTGATGCCATCCTTCCACCGGCCTGAGCTGCCAATGCTGGTGGTGTTCACTGTCAGGCGGATGACGCCGTTGCCTTCCTGAAACTCCTGCACGAGAAAGTAAGAGTTAGCCCACACGTTGCTCCGCTTTGGGTCGTGGCATCGTACCGGCCACTGCGATTCCGGTACTGACTTGAGTATTCCGATCACGTCTCATGCTCCTTAATTTTTCGATGTGTTCTGCTGTTTCGATTTCTTCGGCGATCCGCTCGGCCTGTGCTTTGGTCAGCGGCTCGAATTCATGCTGAAATCGCCCCATGCTGGCGATGCAGGTGCGACCGTTTCTGATGTAGTGGATGACTTCGTGGGTAGCGCGGAGTATTTTGCAGGGCGCGCCGTGGGGATCGGCGTACCAGGTATTAGGCTGGATTATCCTGAACATTGGGAACCACCTTAAATTCAATTACCCAGACCCAAGGGTTAGCCTGCCAGCTTCCTTCGCCGTAGATGGATTCCCACAGCTGCGCGAAGTTGTCATATGGAGTCCAGACTTCCCCTCCGCTATCCGGGTCAGAGTATGTTGGCCGCCATCCGGTAAGCTCCATGCCTTCAGCCTGCGCATCTTCCTGGCTGATAGAGTTCAAGCGCTCCACGCGCACGCCGGTGATTTCCAGCGTGATGCGACTGGCGCAGCGCGGCATGTGAATCGAAGGCGTCCATTTACCATACGGGCCGTTTCCGTCTGCCGCATAAAGAAGAGCTGAACAACCAGCGGGCTCGTCATGATCAGGGACAGCGCAGAACGTTTCCCGCACCCAGATCCGATCGCCGACGGCACCGAACGGGCAGGTGTAGCCTTCATTCTCATCAGCAACGCCAAATACATCTTTCTTTGCAGGCTGCAGGTATCCGTTTTTATCGACCACGCC